CGGGGGCCGCGCCATCGGCCCCGCCCGCCAGCGTAACCGCGCCCGCCGCCAGCGCGGGCACGGTGGTGGGCAGGCCCACGCGCACCAGCGCCGTGCTGTCCGCTGCCACAGCCGCCGCCAGCACGGCCCATGTGGCGCCGCGATAGCTGCGGCTGCCCAGCGTGGCGTGGCTTACGGCCAGGGTATAATTCGTGGTGATGATGGCGTCCTGCGCCAGTGTGGCACTGATGGCATTGCCCGCGCTGCCGGTGTGGATGGCCGTAAGCGTTACCCCATCCAGCGTGCCGGTGGCGGCTGCGTCCGTGCCGTCGGTCACGCGCACGCAGCGGAAGTCGGATGCCCCCTGCATGATGGCGATGTTGACGGTGGTGCCGATATCGCTGGCCAGCGCCTGCTTGGGGCCGAAGGCGGACAGGCAGTCCCCCATCGCGCCCACGATGACCGGCGTGCCCACCGGCCCCCATGTGGCGGTGCCCACCAGGCCGATCCGCCCGGTGGAGACGCCATTGAGCGCAAGGCTTTGCGGTTTGAGGATCTGCACATACAGGTCGGGCACGTTCAGGCTGTTGGTGTTCAGCTGGCCGGACTGGTAGATGGTCATGCGGGTCTTTTCCCCTTAAGGCGCGTTGGCGCGTGTTGAGCGGAACGGGTCGGGCTGGTGTTCACGGACTGCCGGGAAAGCGGGCGCCAGGACGTTCCGGATGAGGCGTTTTTCAAAAAGCCCCGACGAACGCCGCCTTTTTGAAAAAAGGTGGCACCCAAAAACTTTTATTCGTTAAAGTGTTGTTTCCAGGCGTTTTTATCCAGAAGGCGGGCTGAGCAGCACGTCACCCGCCACCATGCCCGCACCCATGCCAATGCCACCCGCCAGCATGGCGGGCGTGGCGCGGGTCAGGTCGGTATCAAACGTGACAAGGTAGCGGGCGGGGCGGGAAAACAGGCCCCGGTTCATGGCGGTGTCGTCGTTGGTGGTGGCACGGGCCTCGATACGGAAGGTGGAACCCCGTGCATCGGTCAGCCAGTCGGCCAGGGCCAGCGCGTCACTTATGGCCTGCCCCAGCACATCGCGTGCTTCGGGCAGGGCCGACCATGCGGTAATGACAAACATCTGGCTCTGCCTGCGCGCCACGCAGCGCGCCGTCTGCGTGCCCGCGTTGATGGCCTGCACGATGCAGCCTGCGGGTACTGTCAGGCTGGCGCCCACGGCCGTGGCCCCCGGCAGGCTGGCCGCCAGCGTGGCCGCGATGCTGGCGGCCGTATCGCCTGCCACCGCCACATGCAGGCCGCATGCGGTGCCGGTCACACCGGGCAGGCCCCCCACCCGCAGCCCCACCGTGCCCGAAGGCACGGCACCGCCGGCAACCGATACGGTGGCCGTGGTGCCGCTTACGCTTATGCTGGTGGTGGCGGGGGTCTGGCTGTCCAGCCGCCACGGGCGGCCGAGTGGTTCATCCAGCCGCGTCCAGCTTTCGGGCAGGTCGGTTATGCCAATGAAGTCGCAGCCCTGTTGCAGTGTGTGGGCGGCATTGCCCTGGTCGGCCTGTGTCAGTTCTCCCCGGCGGATGATGAGTGGCCTGCCGGTCACAGCCCCGCTGGCGGTGCCATCGGGGCACAGGGCGGCGGCCAGCGCCGTGGCAATGGCGGTGGAAATTGTGGCGATATCAGCCATGCTGGTCAGGTTCCTGTGTCATTTCCCGGCAGGAAAGTATTCAGAAAGAACAGAAGTTTTTGGGTGCCGCCTTTTTTCAAAAAGGCGGCGTCCTTCAAAGCTTTTCAACTATACCTGCTGGCGCCCCAGCTGGCAGCGCACACCCCACGGGCTGGCCCGTGCGCCGCCAATGGTGTAGCGGCTGCCCGCCCCGTCATCGACCCACATGGCGGGCTGCACGCTCAGCGTGGGAATGGCGGGCAGGAACATTTCATACCCGCCCGTATGGATGCCGCCCGGCTGCACCGGCCCCGGCACCCCGGCCCCGCTGCCGGGGCGGATCAGGGCGGGCCAGAAGGTGGCAACGGCAGTCTGGGCCGATACGTCGCCCGATGTGGCATACCCACCCGGAGCGGCCACATCCGCCGCCACGGCCATGGTGGTGCTGAGTGTTACCACCGCATTGCACAGCACGCACAAGGGCGGGCGGAACGGCTCGGCACGCGCGATGAAATATGTCTCCGCCCCGCACGTCACAATATCGCCTGCCTGCACGTCCGCCGTGTCCAGCAGGGCAAAGACAAAGGGCACATCCCACAGCGCGGGACCGGCAAAGCCGAAGGCACGGTCGTTGTTGAACGCCGCCATGACCCGTGCATGGGGTGTCGCGCACGGGCTGGCGGGCGTGGTGGGGCGGTACTGGGTGGCGGGTGCCCCAAGGCGGGTGGCCGCAACGGCAAACCCCCTTGCCGCCAGATGGCACAGGGCTTTGTGGTCCATCAGATGATGATCTCCCCCATTCCGCGCAGCCCCGGCCCCGGCGGCACGCCCAGAAAGTTGCAGAGCTGCACCCGCCAGCGGGTATAGAGGGTGAACCGGTCGGTTACTTCGCTGCGGTTGCGGGTCCACACGGCGGCGCGGTCGGTATCCAGATTGGCGGTTGCCGCCATGATCGCGCCCTCCAGCATCTGGCACTGGGCAATAAAGGCGCGGGCCTGCGCGCACTCGGCGGGGGCCAGGTTGCGCAGCCGCCATTCATTGAAGCCATAGACGCGGAAGAACCGCCACGACTGCATGCCACTGTCCTGCCCGCCCAGTGCGGGATAGCCCATGTAGCGCCGCGCCTGCGCTAGTTCGGTCTCGACCAGGGCGGTATCGGCCATGGTGGCGGCGGTGGGGGGCAGCATGGGCGCCGGTTCCGTGCCAGTTGTTGCCGTGCCGGTAACGTCCGTTCCCGTCGTGCTGCCGTCCGTTGCATCCGCCGCCGGTGTGCCGACGGTGCCTGCCGCAGCGGTCGTGGTGGCATCCGTGGTGGTGGTATCGGTCATGTCTGCCCCCGTTGCATATGGGTTGCCGGGCCGTGGCGGGGGGCGGCAGGTCGCGCCCCCGCCACGGCATTACGCCGGGAGGTCAGGCACCCGCGCCCAGGCTTTCGATCACCACGCCACGCTTGAGGTAACTGTTGGTGGCGGTGGGAATGACCGTCGTGTTGGCCGTAAGGTCGGTGGGCAGCGCAAAGCCGCCAATCCATGACCACGACTGCGCGATGATCTGCGCCAGCCGGTCCAGGGCCGGGCGGGTGATCATGCACACGCCCTCCACATCCGTAAGCTCGCCGCCATCCAGCAGCGGCGCGTAATGGGTGCCGATATTGGCGTAATCGCCCTCGATCAGCGCGCCCTGCCCGCAGATGATCGCGCGGTGGATGGCGCCCGCCCCAAGGCTTGCCTGCTGCGGGGCCTCGGTAGTGGGGATGAAGCGCACGCCCAGCAGGTCGAAGATCTGGCCGGTCTGGTAGGTGTCGGACCCGTACTGGCCCCGATACAGCAGCTTGAAATCCGCATCGCGGAACAGGCCCAGCAGCTGCGCATTGTCCAGATAGCAGTGATACACCCCGCCATCGGGCGTGGGCACGTTGTTGTCACGCAGCGTGGCCAGCGCGGCAAGGATGGTCTGCACCGTCAGCAGGTCCCCCGTTACCAGTGCGGCCGTGGTGGCGCGGCCACTGGGGCGCAGCACCAGCGGGGCGGTGGCGGCCATGACCGCGTTGCCTGCCGTGCCATCGGAGACCGAAACATTGCCCGAAAGCACAAGCGTGCCCGAAACCCCATCGGGCGCGGTGGAGGTATTGGCCGCATCGGCCGTGGTACCGACCAGCGTATAGGACCCGGCCCCGATGGTCACCGTCATGCCATTGCTGGCGCCGACCGCAACCACCTGCCCCTCATTGGACAGGATGTTCTGGAAGCCGCGGATGTCATCCACCGCAACGACCGTACCCGCCGCCCCCAGCGTGGCCGTGACCCGCGTATTGCCCCCCAGATAGCCGCCCACCCCGTTCTGCGCGCCGCCAAACAGGGCGTTGCGCGCCAGCCGGTCCAGTGTCTGCCGGGCATTGATGCCAAGGCGGGAGGCATTGGCCAGGAACTGGTTGGCAATGCCCACGCCCTCGGTCACCTGGTTGAGGTCCATGGTGTTGCCGTACTGGTTGATGGTAAGCGTATACTGTTCCACCGACCACTGTGCGGGCGTCATGCCGTTATCGAAGCTGGTATTGGCGGTGGGGTTGAGCGGGGTGGTGGCCGGCGGCAGGAGCCCTGCGCGGGTATCGGTAATGGTCTGGCCGATGCGGGCGGGGAATTCCATCTGGTCGGCAATGGAGCGGAAGCCCAGCCGCGACTGCAGCGCATCCTGGAACGCGCGCGAGAGGAACCCCTGCTGGATGACCGGCTGCAGGGCGGCGGGGAAATTGGCAATGGCCATGAAGTTCATTTCCTTTGAAAGAACGCAAGAAAGCCGCCAGGCGCGGCGCGTGGCGGCGGCAGGGGTGGCCATGGCGGGCTTGCGCCATGAAGGGGCCGGGTGGCGGGTCAGGGATGCGGCACGTCTGGCCGCCCGCAGGCCCCTTGCCGGTTCCGCGCGACATGACGGGCGCGGAACGGGTAAAGGGTGGCCTATGGGGCGCGGGGCCTGCCGGCCCCACGGGTCTTCATAAGGAAGGTGCTGGTAAAGATTTTTTCAGGATGCTTCAAAGGATGCCGCCTTTTTTAAAAAAAAGACGGCCCCCAAAAGCTTTTTATTTATTAATTATTGTCCCATCCCGGCATGCCGCATCGGCAACAGTTCTAGGTCGCCACCGGCCAGCGCAGGCCCGCCGCGCTGGCGGCGGCCTTCACATCGCGCGCACCTGCCGTACGGGCATCGAACGGGGTGGGGTCGCCCGCGCGCGGGGCGGGGCCTGCGGCGGTGGTGCCGGTCGCCGCCCCCGATGCGGGCCGGGGCGGGGTGAACAGGTAGGCGCGGCTTTCACGCGCGGCCTCCATCACGGTGTCCAGCCCCTGCGGCGTGCCGTCCTCGGCCAGGGTGACGGTGGACAGGTCCACCAGCCGCACCACATCGGCCGGTTCCACCGCCCCCATGCGGGCGGCCATGGCGCGGGCTTCGGCACGGATGACGGCACGGCTGGCGCGGGTGCGCGCGGTGCTGGCCTGCTCGGTTGCGCGGGCAAGATCGGCCTCCAGCGCGGTGCGAGCGGCAAGGGCCGCGTCACGCTCGGCACGCAGGGCGTCCATCTCACGGCGCAGGGTTTCAGGGTTGGGGGACGGGGGCACGCTGGCGGTCATGTCGTTACTCCGTAATAATGAATATCAGGTCTGGCTGCCGGTATTGATGCGCGCCCATTCGCCATGCGGGCCGGGCACGCCCGCGCGCGCGGCAAACAGGGCGCAGGCACTCTGGCGTGACAGGAACCCCCCCTGCACCGCCTGGCCCAGCCCCTGCGCCAGTTGCGCGATCTCGCCCTCGGTGCCGGGAAAGTAGGGCGGCCATTGCAGCGCAAGGCCCATTGCATCCAGCCCCACATAATCCTGCCCGCCAATGCACAGCCCACCGGCCAGGACATGGGAAAAGCGGCAGGCCATGCGGTACAGCGCCAGCAGCCCGTATTCCCCGTAACAGAGCCGCATGCGGTCAGTCAGCCACAGCAGCGGCTGGTAGAGCATTTCCATCGCGCGGCCCGATGTGGGGGCGGCCAGGCTGTCGGCCTGCGCGCGGTTGCCGTGAATCTGCTCCATCACGCTGGCGCGCAGTTCACGGTAATGGTCACGCATGGCGCCTGCCGCATCACCGTTTATTTCCAGCAGCTTGGCATCGCCATCCAGCGGCAGGGTCAGGGCACTGGCCGCGCCCCCACTGCTGGCGGGCGTGCCGTCCGCATACGGGTCCGGCCCCGCGCGGATGACAAGCCGGGGGTCGGCGCTGTATTTCAGCCCCCGCCCGGATTGGGACAGCAGGTAATCGCACTCGATCACCGTATCGATGGCGGGCGCAAAGGTGCACGGGCCATCCACCACGCCGGGGGCAGCCAGATTGGCCATCCACACCCATGGCACGAAGCCAAGGCCGTGATGGCTGCTGCGGGTGGCATCAATGCGCGCGGGCGGCCCGGCCTCCACACGCTGCGGCACGTAAACGTGGCAGTCCGCCCGGTCCCATACGCGCTGCCACCAGAACACGCTGGCGGCATCATCCGCGCCAATGGGCCAGCCCTGTGCGGCCAGCATCGCACCGCGCACCTTGTAGCACTCGGTCACGCTGGCTAGATCCCCCGCGCCATCCCATAGCGGGGTCAGGTAGCGGGTATCATGCACCTGCGCGCGCAGGCGGCGGCCCACGGCTTCAACCAGCACCGCGCTGGACCCGATGGACCCGCGGGTCGCGGCCTCCATCATCAGGGCGGGGAGTGCGGTCTCGGCGGCCAGTTGCGCCAGTATGGCGGGAAGCTGCGGGTCGGTGGCCACAAGGCCGGGCCAGTGCGACGCCCCGAACAGCAGCGAGACCGCATCATCCACCACCGCGCGGCACATGTTGGTACGCACCGATGGCCTGCGGGCTGAGAGCGGGATGTATTCCCCCGCCCCGTTATATTCGCGGCCAAAGGGGTTGGGAATGGCGTCGTACTGCGTGCCATCCAGCACGCGGGCCAGTGCCGCCAGGCGGTGGGCGCGCACGGGCAGGTCCGGGTCGCGCGGGTAGGTTAGGCTGAGTTCCTGCCAGTCCATGCTGTCATGCTCCGCTGCTGTGGGCAAGGGGATGCAGGCTGTCTCTACCTGCTGTTTTTATAGGTGAAAAAACGTACGGACTGGTCTAGACAGTCTGCCGCCCGTTAACTGGAGAGAACCTTATGCAATGCGTGCGCCCCCCATGCTGATGGGTATGGTGGAAGTTGTCGTGGGCCTGCTTGTGCTGGGCTGGGGGGTGCGCGGCATGCTGCGCGGCCCGGCCCCGGTCAGCCCCCGCCCCGCAGGCCGCCCCATGCGGGTGGAGCCGCGCACGCTGCCCCGCAGGCCCCCTGCCCCCGTGCCGGATGCCGTTATGGAACCCGTGGGGAACACCCCGGCGGATGCGCCGGTGGATGCGGGGTTCAGCGTGCCTGTTTCCATGGCGGATTACGGCTGGGCGGTGCGGCTGTACCAGCCCCACCCCCTGCTGAGCGCGTGGGAATGCCGGGTGCTGCGCAGCCTGACGGGTCAGGTGCCGCCGGGCGTTCTGGTGTGCCCGCAGGTCAGGCTGGCGGATTTCATCGTGCCGCGCGGCCCGGATGCGGATGCCAACCGCAGGGCGTTTTACAAGATTGCCTCCAAATCCGTGGATTTCCTCATCATCCGCGAAGGCGATGGCCATGTGCTCCTGGGCGTGGAACTGGATGACAGCACCCATGACCTGCCCGAGCGCCAGTACCGTGACGGGCTGGTCAACGCCGCTTTTGCACAGGTCGGCATACCGCTGCTGCATGTTGTGCCGGGGCAGCGGGTGGACGTAACGGGGTATTTTGCGGACGTGATGGCCTGAAACCCCAGCAGTAAGACGGCCTTCCTGAAAAAGGGTGGCACCCAGAAACCTTTTACAGTTCACGCAGGCCTACCGCCCCATGTTGAACCGCGTGGGCACCCACCGCGCGGGGGCCGCGGGCGGGGCGGCCAGCATGAGGTCACTCAGCGCCCAGACCAGCGCATCCGCCCGGTCGGGAGACTGCGCGCCATGGTAGCCACTGGCGGAAAACTGGCATAGCTGCGTCTCCAGCGCCGCGAATGTGCCGTGATGCGTCACCCGCCCCTGTTCATACAGCGCGGCCACCGGCTCGGCGCGGGCGGCCTTGCCCCGGCTGGCGCTGACCATGGTCAGTGCCGCATTGGGGTTCAGGCCGCGCAGGGTTGCTTCCACCAGCGCACCGCCAAAATTCTGCTCGGCCACAATACGCTCCGCCCCCCAGTCCGCCTGCGCCTGCAATGCCGCGCGCGCCCAGCCCGCCGGGCTGTCACGGCGTGACAGGTCAGCCAGGACATGGCCCGCCCCGGCGGCATCCACACCGCAGACCACAATGCCGATCTCGTCCGATCGCATGTCTTCCGGCCCCGAACAGCCCGACGGGTCCACCGCCACCACAATCCGCCGCATGTGCGCGGCAATGGCGCCGCGCGTGGCGGGGGTGATGGCGGCCGCGCGGGCAAAATCCTCCATCCGCCACAGCGCGCCATCCACCGCGTGCTGGTATTCGCCCTCCATGAAGCGCCTGCGTTCCCGCTCGGGCAGGGCCGCAAGCTGGGCCATGTACTCCGCCGAGAGGTTGGCGCGGTTGCCCGCCGGGTTAAGCTGCATGGTGGCATGGCGCGCGCGGTCCAGTGGCGTGCCGGATGTGGGTTCCACCCCTTCCTCAAACACGCGGTACAGCCAGTGGCTGGTGGTGGGGGGATTGGCGTCGACATATTCCTTCAGCGCCAGCGGGCTTTTCTGTGCCAGCCGCGTCAGCAGCATGTTGCGCGCGCCATAGGTGATCTGGCTGGCTTCGTTCAGGTAGACGGTGGCGAATTCCAGCCCGAGTATCTTTTCGGTGCGTTCGTCATCATCCAGCCCGCCAAACACGATGCTGGACCCGTTGGGCAGTTCCACCGTCCAGTCGGTGCGCGACAGCGCCCACGGAACAGTGGGAAAGCACGCGCGCATGACGGCGGGAAACGTATCGGCCACAACCGTGGCACGCAGCGCGTTCAGCCGGTGGCGGAAAATGCCGTGCCGCGTGCCCCCCGCCCGCAAGGCCCGGATGACCATGGCGCGCACCAGCACGAACGTCTTGCCCGACCGCGCGCCGCCGCGCAGCAGGATATGGGTGGCCGCACTGCCCAGCAGCCGGTTGGCGCGGCGCTGGTCCGGGGTCAGGCTAAAGGTCTGTGTCATCGGGCGTTATGGCAATGGTAATGGCGGGTGCGGGTTCGGCGCGCCGTTCGACCGTGGGGCGCAGGCGGGTGGCCACCCACATGCGCGCTTCCATGCGCAGTTTTATGGCGGGCACGTCGTCACGCCCGGTGGCGCGGTCGGCAATGCTCACGATCTCTTCCGCCAGCGCATCGGCCGCCGCTTCGCGCGCCAGGGCATACAGGCTGCGGAATTCGGGGTTGGCATGCAGCCAGCGCAGCACCGTGGCGCGGTGCGGCATGGCAGGGTCGGTGCAGATGGCGCGCAGGCTCTGGCCATTGCTCAGGCGGGCGCAGATTTCATCGGCCAGCCTGCGGCTGTAGGCCCCACGCCGGGGGGACGGGCCAGCGGGTTCGGGCATCGCCGCCCTCCGTTGCGTGGTTATGCCATTATGGAAGGGTTGTATGGAAAAATCGTGCAGGCAGCAAATAAACCGGGCAATGGCAGAGTGTATTCCCAGGCAATATGCCGGAAAAATGAATAACAGGTTTTGGGTGCGCCCCTGCTTGGGAACGGCGGCGTTACCTGAAGCATTGTGGAAAAAGCTTTACCAGAAACTTTCTTACGGTTGCCGGATGTTTCCCGGTTTTCCAGCCCGCCCCGGCAAGTGAAGCTACCCCATTATGGCAGGGTTGTAAGTAAAAACCGTGCAGGTGGCAATCATGTCAGGGCTGTGGCGCGGATGCTGGTTTTACCGGCTTTGGCAAAATATCCTGCCCCAACGGCTGCGTCCTGCCGCACCATTTCGATATTTGAGGGTTTCTGGATTAATGAAAGTAACAAGCTACGGTCTTTTCTGGAGAAAGGACGAGATTGACTGGCACCCCGGCAATGGCAACCACAACAGGTTCCGCCTGCTGGGGCGGGTTGGCAGTAATAGGGGCCATATAAAAATTGTGGATTTCCGCCACCAGCAGGGCATCTACATCCTGTATGACCATTACGGCCCGGGTTATGTCGGGCTGACGCGCAATCAGGGACTGGGAAAGCGGCTGAAGGACCACACACAGGATCATCTGGCCGGGAAATGGGACCGGTTCAGCTGGTTCGGCTTCCGGCCCATTGATGAAACCCCGACCGAACACGGCCTGCTGCCGCTGGGTGAGACGAAGGAAGACCTGACCGAAGAAACCAATACCACGATTGGCGACCTGGAAGCGCTTCTGATCCGGGCCATCGGCCCGAAGCGCAACAGGGTTTTCATGGGGTTTGGCAATGCGGAGGAATGGACCCAGATCGAATACGACCGGGTTGATACCTACATGAACCGCCTGGGGAATGATTAGGGGCCGTGGGGCAGGGCCTGCCGGGAATGCTTCAGGAAACGTCGCCTTTTTGAAAAAAGGCGACACCCGGGGTTTTTTATCAATGGGTTGTCTTGGACAGCCCCCAGACGGTGGGCACGGTATCCGGCCCCGCCTGCCCCGCCCGCGCCATGTCCCGCACCGCGTCAAACACCACTGGCCCATGCGCGTAATCGCGCTGGCAGTAGCGCAGGCCGGTCAGGGCAAAGACCAGTTCCACCGGTATATCGAAGTAAAAATCGATCATCCCCGGCGGGTAGCCACTCTGGGTTTCCTCCATTTCCATGGCCGTCCGCACGGTTTCCAGTTCCGGCGGGGGCGTGCCGTCCACCTTCAGGTCATGCGGGCCGGCCTGCCCGTTATGGGATACATCCCATATCCGCACCCCGTCACGCCAGCAGGTGGCGGCGGCGGCGTAGGCGGGTTCATCCACCATGCAGGCCATGACCGTGCTGCCCGCAGGACAGGTGGCAAGACGGGCCTCCACCCGGTGGCGCAGGCCCGCGCCGTTGCACCACAGCGCCGTCCACCCGCCGGGCAGGCTGGCGACGCTGGCGGGCGCGGGGCGGGTGTCATCATCGGGCATGCCGGTTTCCTCCAGCCCGAAATGGCGCAGCACCGCCGCGCGGTCCATGCCGTGGGCCAGGAATACCCCCACCGTGTAGCCCACCGGGCGCGGGGGGCAGCTTTCACGGATATAGGGGCGCAGGCGGATGGGGGGAAAGATGTCGCGCGTGCCCTCGGTCGTGGTGGCGGGGCCGAAGGTGACGCGCCCTTCGGTTAATGTATAGGGGTGGACGATATGCTCCGCCGTGCCGTCACGGTGCGCGCACATCATCACCACGGCCTGCGCGGGGTCGCTTTGCCCGGGCAGGATGACGGTGCAGTTGGCCACCATTGCCGCCGCGCGGTGGGGCGCTGCCGCCAGCACGCGGCCCAGCGCCGCGCGCGCCTGTTCGAGCTGCACGTCGCTTGATGCGCGGCCGGGCGGGTCCAGCAGGGTAATGCCGGCAATATAGGGTTCCAGCGCCACCGTGGCGCCAAAGGGGGCGAATACCCCGTCACGTGCCAGAAGGCTTTCCACATGCGGCACGATGGCCGCCGCCAGTGCCGCGAAATCCTGCTGCGGGGTGCTGAGCCAGTATGGCAGGTCCGCCGTGTTCCAGCCTTCGTACGGGTCCATCGCGCCATCCTTGTCCGTGGGCGGGGTCAGGCTACGTTTGGGGGATGTGGCGTGTCAATGCACGCCCGCGCACGGGCGGCGTGCGCGGCAATGGCGGGCCGCGGCACCTGACCATGCCGCAAGGGCATGCAGTGCGTGACGCCTGCCGGCCGGGCTTTTTTCAGGCCGGTTCCCGGTGGCGGCTGGCCCGGCCATGGCCGCCATCAGCCTGCGGGCATCGGCCATGGGACCGGCATGCCGCACGCCCCTTACGCCGCATGGGTGTGGTCATGCCCGTCATGGTCATGTCCGCCATGGTCATGTCCGCCATGGTCATGTCCGCCATGGTCATGCCCGTCCGGGCCATGGTCATGGCCATCGTGGCTGTGGCGGTGGTGCAGGTCGGGATAATGGGGGTGGCGGTGCACCAGGCGGGTATGCACATGGTAGTGCGTGTGCGGCTCCCCCGGCGGGTCGTCGTGGGTGTGGGTGTGCTGGTGGTGCCCGTCATGCACATGGCGGTGGGTGTGGGCCATTTCCTCGTGAATGTGTTCATGGTCGTGGCGCTCGCTCAGGTGCAGCCACAGGCCGATGCCCATCAGCCCCCCCGCCACCGCCAGCCGCGCCGCGTCATGCACGCCAAACACCACAAGCGACACCACCGCCCCCACAAACGGCGCCAGCGCGAAATACGCCCCCGTGCGTGCCGCCCCCAGATGGCGCAGCCCCAGCATGAAGGCCACAAGGCTGATCCCGTACCCCGCGAACCCCACCGCCATGGCCCCCGCCACCAGTACCGGCCCCGGCAGGCCCGCATGCATGAACACCAGCGCCAGCGCCATGTTCACGCCCCCCGCCACCAGCCCCTTGAGCATGGCGATGCGCACCGGGTCCACCGCCGAAAGCCGCCCGCTCAGGTTATTGTCAATGCCCCAGCACACGCATGCCGCCACGATATACAGCGCCCCGGGCGAAAGGGTGGCCCGCCCCTGCCATGACAGCACGACCGCGCCCGCCACGATGCATACCGCGCCCAGCAGCAGCCTGCGGTCCACATTTTCACGGAACACCACCCATGCAATCAGCAGGGTGGCAATGCTTTCCACATTCAGCAGCAGCGAGGCCCCGGCCGCATCCGTGCGCGCAAGCCCCAGCATGAGCAGCAGCGGCCCCGCCACCCCGCCGGTGGCGATCACCCCCAGCAGCCACGGCAGGTCACGCCGCGCCAGCGGGGCTTCATCATGCGTGGGCAGCCGCAGGGCCGCGCGCGCGCCCAGCACCACCGCCAGCCCCAGGCCGGAACCAAGATAGAGCAGCCCCGCCGCCATCTGGGCCGGCATGCCCCCCAGCAGCAGCTTGGCAAAGGGCGTGCTGACACCAAACAGCACGGCGGAAAGCAGGGCGAGGCCAAGGCCGGTCTTGTTCATGCCGCCACCCTATCATGTCCGGCACGGCGCTGCCATTGCCATGCGGCACGCACGGGGCATGGCCGGGCCACCACTGCGGATGCTCCCGCGCCGGCCCGGCATGGAGCCCACCATGCCGGCACCGTTACCGGCACGGTCATTCCATCAGCAAACGGGCATGACCATGACGTTAAGGACAGGCCCCGCGCGGCCGCGACCAGCGCATGCGCCATGCCCGGCCCGTGCCCGGCCACGCCCTGCCGGAATCCCATGATGGCCCGCAACACCCCCCGTCCGGCGCGGCCTGCCGCTGTTCCCGCGCCCGCCTCACCATTGATCATGCAGCACATCCAGCGCGCGGTGCAGGGTGCGCAGGCGGGTGCCGGGCTGTTCATCCATGCCGCACACCGCGCATACCACCTGCCAGCGCGCGGGCGTAAGCAGGGCATGCGCGCGGTCCAGGCGACGGCGGGCCTGCATGCTGGCCTCGGCATCCTCCAGGCTGGCCCCGCCGCCCGCGCCGGTATGGGGGGTATAACACTGCACCAGCCGCCCGGCCCGCACCGCGCGCCGCCATGTGGCGCGAAAGCGCAGCCCCACCGCATGCTGTTCGGGCGTCAGGGCGGCGTTGGCGCGGTGGAACAGGCGGTCCAGCACGCAGGTATCCAGCACGCGGCGCACCGGCCGGGGCCGGGTGTGGGGGGCCAGTTCCATGCGGGTGGTCTCCACCACGCGGGCGGTGGCGGCGGGGCCGGTGGCCCCCATGTCGGGCTTCAGCCCGGCGGCAATGTCGCGCGCCAGCAGGCGGGCACGCCGGTCGGCCCGCAGCAGCGCCGCGACACGGGCGCGTTCGGTGACGGAAGGGGATGGGAGCATGGGCGGCCTCGCATGACTTTGTGCACAAAAGTCATACTAGCGCCGGGCCATGCAGGCAGGCAGGCCATCCTCCCCCGGCACGGGCGGGCGGCAGGCCGGGAAAAAGGGCGGTGGCAGGCAGCCTTCCGCGCATGACGGGTCCCTGCCATATCCGGCCCCCGTACCGGCGGGTCCGTGGTAAAACCGGCCGCCTGCACCACACCGTACCGCCCGTTCCATGGTGGCGCAACCATGCAAACCGGCGCGGGGTGTTCCCTCTGTTCCCTATGTTCCCAACTGTTTTACAGAACAGTAAACGAATAGCATGCCCTGTCGCCCTGTCGTACACCAGATGGCAGAAACAGCGGGAACAAAGGGAACAGAGGGAACACAGGGAACAGGCCCGCCCGGCGGGGGCTGACGGTTTCGTGATACAATCTGTAAAATCCCTGTCCCGCAGGCGGCGTTACTTCCGCCAGACCCTGTAATGGCAGGTTGTTGTCCTGCCCCGGTGGCCTGTTATCGGCAATACGGGCGCCACCATGCGGATGGGGGATGGTCCCGCACGTTTTAATAACAATAAAATAAATAAAAACAAAAAAATAATACGCGAATCGCATTTTTTCGAAATAATAAATAACAATAAATGTGTATATGGAATCATCTTTTATTTGTGTGTGAGAACGATCATGTACAGAACCACCGTGGTGGAAGATGCCTCCATTGACACGACACCCCCGCCCGCCCTCACCCCGGCCATGGCCGACCTGCCCACGGCCACCGCCCTGCCCGCGCTAGCGTCGGCCGATGTCGCCCCGCTGGCCCGGCCCGTCATTCCCGCGCTGACGGGCATACGCGGGGTGGCGGCGGCATGGGTGGCCACCCACCACATGCTGCCGCCGCTATGCGCCAGCATCGGCGTGCACGCGCTGGACCATTCCAGCGTGGTGGAAAACGGCTTCCGCGCGGTGGACCTGTTCTTCATCCTGTCCGGGCTGATCCTGATGCTGACCCATGGGCATGACTTCGTGGTGCGGGACATGGCGCCGGTGCGGCGTTTCCTGATCCTGCGCGTGGTGCGCGTGGCCCCGCTGCATGTGCTGATCATGCTGGCCATCGTGCCGTTCGTGCTGTCACAGCCCGATTTCGTGCGGTGGTCGCGGGTCTATACCTCGCCCGAATATGCCTACCGGCAGCATGATTTCTCATGGCCGGGCTTTGTGCAGAGCCTGTTCCTGCTGCAGGCGCTGACGGTGGCCAAGCTGGGCACATGGAATGGCCCGTCATGGACACTGAGCGCCGAGGTACTGGGCTACTTCCTGTTCCCCGCCATGGCGTGGGGGCTGCTGGGCATCCGGCGCGTGGCGCTGCCGCACCTACTGGCGGCGGCCCTGCTGGGGGGGGAATGCGTGGTGCTGGCGCTGGCCCACCATGCCCATAACAACCCCAGCGGGCCAATGGGCACGGTGCGCATGCTGGGCGGCTTTGGCGCGGGCATGGCGCTGGGGCGCGCGGTGATGATGGGGGGCGTGTCCACCCGCGCCGCCGCCATCATGACATGGGGCGGCGCGGGGCTGGTGGCGCTGGGGCTGGTGGTGGCGGTGTTCTCGCCCGTCATGGTGTTCGGCTTTACGTGGCTGCTGGCGGGGCTGGCCTGCCGGACCGGGCTGCTGGGCCGGGTGCTGGGCTGCCGGCCGCTGCTGTGGCTGGGGGCGGTGTCATTCCCGTTCTACATGGTGCATTTCTTCGCGCTGAAAGTATTCGAATGGTATTTCGACCCCCGCTTCGAACAGATGGGCGTGGCCGTGACCCTTCTGGCCTGGGCGCTGCTGCTGGGTGTCATGTTCACGCTGGCCATCGTGCTGCACAGGGGGGTGGAACGCCCCAGCCACCGCCTGGCGCGCAGGCTGGCGGCGGGCGTGCGCATCACCCCCCTTGCCCCGCCCGTGCTGCCCGCGTAGCCGCCGCCATTCAGCCCCCGGCCGTGGCGGGCACGGGGGTGGGCAGGTCCTCGTCCTCATGCACCACGCGGGTGGGGAAGGCGCTGCCGCTGACCGCCACCAGCGCCATGCACAGCACGCCCACGCCAATGGCCGTGGGCGCCAGCACCCCCTGCCCGTGCAGGGCCAGCAGCCCGCCCCCCACGGCCGAGCCAAGCAGGATGCCGATATTGCTGGTGGCATTCACCGCCGCCCCCGCGATGTCGCCCGTGGTGGCCTGCGTGCGGATGGCACCGGACATGAAGAACGGAATGGCCCCGGCATAGCCCGCGCACCAGACCGCGCCCGCCGCAACCGACCCGATGCCGCTGGTGGCATGGCCCACCAGCAGGCCAATCCCCGCCAGCAGCAGCGCCCCCGCCCCCAGCATGCCCAGACGCGGGCTGGCATCAACCAGCTGCCCCGCGCCCCACAGCCCCGCCAGGCTGCACACGCCGATGGCCAGCAGGTCAAGGCTGAGTGTCGCCTGCGGCAGCCCGTGGGCCACCAGCACCGGCGCGATATAGGTATAGACAAGGTTATGGGCAAAGAAGAACCCGGTGGTGACCGTCAGGATCACGCCAAAATCCCGCACCGCGCGCCCGCTGCCCCGCAGGCCGGAGCGGGCCGCGCGCACCGGGGTGGCAACGGCGGGCAGC